CTGTAGCTTTACCCGCTCCTAGAACGGAGTTAACTATGTTTACTAATAAATGATTTACCATATAAGGGTGAATATACAACCCTATTTTTGCGACTCAAAGTCTTTTGTGAAGAACTTACCTAAAATATTATCGTTAAAGAATTCATTTGGGTTTTCTAGTACCTCGTAGATAAACTGTGCTTTTGTCTCCTCGTAAGTTAATAACTTTTTTGAAGTAGCCAAAGTTAAGATTTCACGTTTAAAGTTCTCTATTGGTTCATTTTCTAACAGATTAGTTAAAACTTTATTCGAACCCCAATATGTTTTCCAATCAGATTCTTTGATTACTTGTTTGTATGATGGTTTTCTACCTTTAGTACCTTCGTATAATGCTAAATCTTTTTTAGTTAATTTAGCTTTACGAGTAAATTTAACGAATTTTTTTCCTATATAGGCTTTACCACTTGGGATGTGGGTAATTCTATATACGAAACCGAATGTTGAAGGAAGGAAATCCTCTAATGAGGTCATTTCCTCGCCTTTATATAACCAGTTCATAATTTTATCTATCTATATTAATAAAGATACTTGTATCTGTTGTTCTTGATATAGGAAGAGGTTGAGATAACTTCCCTACTGCTAATAAATTTTGATCATCATCATATAATCCTACTGTAGTAGCATAAGGGGAAAAATAAGAACCAGTTACAAAATCGTAAATGGTACCATCTGTTGAGCCTGAAATAATAGAGGGGTTTAGACTAAAATTATATTCAAATTCATTAATAGTTGCTTTATATTGTGTTTCGTAAATATCAAATGAACTAGAGAACGAACAAGTTACATTAGTAGCAGTAACTAGATCACCCATTGTAAAATCTTGATTAGTAATAATAACCATTCCATGAGGGTAAATAATATTACCTACTACAGTACTACCTGAAATTAAATTACCTTCACTATCATCTGTAAAAGTAAACCCATTAGTAGTATCGTTCCATGTAAAGGAATTAGGCTGGATATAGTCTCCAAATAAACGAGAAGGAATTGAAAATGCTGCTATTCTATCACCTGAACCGGTTGGGATAAATCGGTTTTGGGTTAATGTAGATTGAAGATAATTTTCATATCTCCCATCTGAAGATGAAGGGCCTATAAATCTATCTCCTGCTTCATTATCTCCAGGAAATAAACTTTGAGTGGGTACAGAAGAACCATATGAGGAAGAAATAAAGTTTGAATAATATAATTCTTTAATAGAACTATAAATTAATACTTTATATTGATCGTTATTATTACCTGTAGTAGCAACATTATTTAAAAGAGTATTATTTACTCCTTCAAATCGATCTATATTAACATCATTATTAGTAAATTCAGATTCAAGGAATGAGAACCCCTTATTTACTTTAAAGGGTTCTACAATTATGTCCTGTGATAAAAATTGTTTGAATGCACTCATTCATCTTAAAAATCTAGTTTGACGCGAACTAATGCTTCTTTAGTAAAATCTTTCTCTAATGGTCTTGATAACTTAGCAACTGCTAAAAGTTCATTATTATCATTGTACATCCCTACGGTTGTAATATAAGTAGTAGGAGCATTAATAAATGATGGGTATAATACTTCACCTGTTGAACCTGAAATGAATGATGGGTTTTCTGAATAATTAAATTCGGAACTTCTAGGTCTTACAAATACATAATCAGAAGTAATTGTTTCTTCTGAATTTGATGTAAATGAAGCACCATCAGATGCTGAAATTGCAGCAAAAATTAGATTAGGATTTGGATTTGAACTAATTGTTAATGCAGATGTTGTTGTTGCATCTAACCCAATTCCACCATCTGCAAAATCATTAGATAAGGCTCTAGGATTTAAAATATACGTAGCAATATCTGGTAAGAATAAACCATATGAACCTGAATCAATACTGTACCCATCTGATTGTTTTGTTGTTGATAAATTACCTGCAGATCCTGAAACTAACTGGAATACCCTACCAGCATCATTAAATACAACAGAAGAAGCTATTTGACTATTATCTGTTAAAGATATTGTATCACCACCATTACTTAATAATAATGTGGTAGAACCTGGGAATATTGATTCTTTGTATCTATTTCTATCAATTGATACTACCCAAAAATCTGATGATGTAATACTACCAAAAGTAAAAGCGGCATTTTCATCGCCTAATACTAAAGTACGATATTGACCATAAATTGTAGAAGATGGAGATTTTCCATCTACACTAGTATTATATGCCTGACTACCACTACCTAATTTATTACCATAAGTAACTGCAAATTCTAAAGAAGATGTCGCTTCATTTGAAAATACATTTAAATAATAATCGCCTGATGATCCATTTGCTTGAGTTGATGAGGTAAAAAATGTAGTAATTTCTGGTATTTGGCTATCCGTAAATAATCCAGCTGTAATACTATCTGCTGATACTACAAAATCGTCTGTTTCTAATCTTTTAAATGACATAATTCTCTAATTTAGGATACTTTAGTTACTGTAATTGGTACTTGTAATCTTGCACCACTATCTCTACCAATAAATGTAATTGTGGCATTTAATTCAGTATTAGAACCAAATAGCGTATTTACGGTAGTTGCTCTTAAATTAACTGTAGTACCTACAACTGTAGATGATACATTAGTACCTAATGTGACAGTTGAATTAACATTTAAATTAGTTGTTGAAGGATTATCAATACCTACACCTTCAAATGTAGATAATAATCTAACATCTGAGATAGTAGCTGTATAACCACTAGCTTCGTTTTGGTTACCACCTAAGTAATTTAGGGTTTGTGGAGTAATTGCTAATGAAGCACCTTGTTTAATTACAATTGAAGTGTAACCTATATCTAAGATTGGCATCTTAGCAGTACCACGAGGTAAAGTAGTAAGTTTATACTTCATAATTTGAGTCTCATCAGGAAATGCTTCTAATAAAGGCATGTTTTCAATTGCCTGACCATAAAAAGCTGAGCCTGATGGGTGTGATGGATTATAGAGTGTATAATCAATCTCATCATCCGCTAATGCGAACTGTGTGATTCTAAATGAACCGTCATTTTTAGCTAGTAATTCTCTACCCTTAGTTGTAAGGATAGCATCTACAGTTACTACCGAATTATTTAAATATCCCATTGTTTAATACGTATTTTGTTATAAATATATGTTATTTTTGAGTTTATGCCAAATTATTTTATATAATTCTATTATCTGAGAGGATTTGACGAGCGGTTTGAGGTAAATCTTTGGCTGATGAAAATTCTATACCTGCTGGGTATACTATTCCACCAATATTATCATTAACATAAGCATTACCTGTTCTTTTACCTGTCAATTGGAGTTTAGCAAATGATTTAGCTTCTAATCTTTCTGTAAAATCTACTTGGATAGTATCGGATGAAGAGAAGGGTGTTGCAATCATTTGTATTTGACCCTCAGAAAATTCATTATTAACAAAATTTTGTTTAAGTAATTCTAAATTATCTTCATTATTAATAGCTTCAATTAAAGTACCATCAGGTGATATGATATATTCTATAATCATAGTACCAGTATAAGGTCCCCCTCCTGTTGCTATTAATCTACTATAATATGCTACATAAGTACCTACTGAGTATTGGGAATTAAATCCACTACCTGTATTGAAACTTGCCACAGTATTCTTAGAACCTTTATAATTTCTAGTAGTAATAGGAGTTGAATAATAATTATAATCTTGAATAAAGGCTTTTGGTAGGTCTCCATCTTGTTGAGAAGCAGTAATTAGTGATTGTTGGTTAACCGCCTGAATTGCATTTGAATTATAATCTACATCCCAAAAAATATTACTTCGTCTTGCAATTAAATCATTATTAATAAGAGCATTAAAATCAGAATAAGCTAAATTAGGAATATTAATATAAGGATCTAATAAAACTTGAGATGAGTTAACTGTACCTGATATTACATCACCTAATGCGGGGTTTTGGGAAACAATAGGGAAAGAATTATCTTCTAAAGTAATTCTAAATTTCCCATTCCCTATAGGGGTAATACTTTGTATAGTTCCAGTTTGTGTTATAGTGGGCATAATGGATTATTTT